ACAATTTTAAAGGGAACTGGACTGACGAAACCTCTCTTGCCTCATGACCTGCTGACCTCGCTCCTAGACCCCTCCCTTGAAAATATTCATTCTTTTACCACCTTCGCTCAAAATGTTACTCGCTTTGTCATTATACGCCATCACTCTTCCTTCGTGTGTTATGCTTGCTCCTCAGTTAATGCGAATACTTCATGTATATGCTTTGGAAGTCGAAGTAGGTGGACGGTATCCTATAACGCTAACTGTCAACGGACGTGTCCACACATGCTTGAACTACGGTACATCGGCTGAACGGTTTCGCGAATGCGTGTTAGGACCTGATCGATTAATTAATCCGCCTAATTCGCGATCGCATGCAAACATCATCGAATTTGTAATCTTGGATGATAAGCCGGACGGTTCATCGTGGCATACAAAAGACCAACTCGTTTCGACGATTCAGGACTGGTTTAGGGCGGACGTTGACACCCCATTTCCCTGTGACGGACACGTTTCGACAATTGTATTTTCTACAGGCATCACACGATCCTTACGCCGATTTCTAGAGCTGTGGGAAGACATATCGCACTTTCGCTCCCACCCATTTCCTTTGTCACACGTACATTATATCGGGCCAGTTTCATCTCACGGTCTATTAAGTCATACCGGTTTACCGGTCCATGTTTCAGACTTCCACCGCTATATCGGATTCAGTTCGGGAATATTTTATATGTACGTCAATCGAACGTGGCATAAAGATCTGGGCATGCTTACTCCTGCTGTCAACAATAGCGATGGGCTAACGGCACTAGCGCGCGCAAACAAGGTTCCGAAGTATGATGAATATTTCTATGACGAGCACATGTACCGACTATTTGGTGTCGACGGCGGCGCTTTCGTTACAGCAACGGGTAACGGTCTGTATCATACTAATCCAGGGTATGAGATGTTGGCACTCCAGATGTTTCATGTGTGCATGAATCATACCGGAATCGTCGAACGCTTCCAGCATCGTATATTGTCTCGCGAGTCAGCTAGGATCGCCGATGCTAGAAACCTTGTCGCAACAGCCATCGCCGCGAATCCTCAGTTGGGTACCGGTTTCGATTGACATCTCAAACGGGTCGGGCGCATGTTACGTGTTCGCTTTACTCGGTCGTGTCTTTACCATCGGCACAATGAAACAATCATTTTACGATCCTGTACGCATGTTACCGACCCCTTCGTCAACGTGAGCCGACAGTTGCAGGTTGGTAACTAGCAGAGAAGTCGCAAGCGATGGGGAGCGTCAGCGGCATGTACCACCCCTCTCGTGCAGAC